GCAGTTAATCCGCCAAGGCGAAGGGAAATAAAATCAACGAGTGCGGCCAGAATAGTATTGCCGTCAGTTGTAAGTTTCGATCCGCTGAGGCGAGTTCCTGCAGCGCGATATGGGACTCCATGTGTGGTTCGTCCCTTTGCCAGAATCTCATTGTTCCAGAGATCCATTATCTGTGTCCGATGTTTCTGATGAAAGGCTCGAAGATATACTGAGCGTACGAATAACGCCATCGAGATCGATTGTGATCCGTCGAACTTGGAAAAATCGGTCTCGGTAACTCCGTCGTATTCACAACAGAATTCCTGCAGGCGTATCGCAACTTCAGACGGTGACTTGCATGGCATGTACCAATTCTGAAGTAACAAAACGCTGATCTTGAACGCATCGGTGAAGCAGCCCATCAGAATAGTAGCTGCAGCACCAACGGTAGAGATATTCCTTGGATGTGTGATCTTACCGTACGTTTCTTTCTTGCAGAAGGCTTTCACAAATAAGCTGTCGTGCATGCTCACCCAATTCACAGCGGTAGCAAGTCGACCTCGTTTGTGGGGATTCTTCTGCTGCTCAATGATGTATTGTGGATCAACTGGGTCAAGAGTCCCAGCGATTTTGTCCGGTACGAGTAGATGCAAGAACTCGTCAGCGAAAGAAGCGATTCGTCCAGTCCATTTGGTGTTGTTATACACAGCACCAATTCGGCCGTGGATGCACGCCAAGTCGTTGTTATATGACGAGGCTGCCACGACAGCAGGCTCCTTGACAAGACTAGGAGCGACATTACGACCAGCGAGTATTGGGGTCGTGTCAATGGGTAAATACCCTGCGCCAGGCGTCCCGACAACCACGTAGTTGTCCGGCCGCAAATTTTGGACAGATCCGGCGAGAATCCGGGCACCAGCAGAATCGCCAGTGTTGCTGCTTATAACGTGTAAGCAGTCCCAGAACAATGGAGCAACCAAATCAGGATCTGGTACTCCTTCTGCTCGCAGATATTTTCCAATAGTAAGCATATCAGGATTCTTCGCACCGTGATAGCGCACCAAAAGTGACCGATATAATCGATCAGTAATTGTGACTGACTGGTACTGTCCGGCAATGCCGACAGAAACGAGTAGTTCACCGGATCCGGCCTTGGTAGTAAACAGGCAATTGACATCTCGCTCGTCGCCAGCGGTGTCAAGTCCGCTGGAATGCAAAAAATCGCAGTGTTTTAGCACTGTTGCGGTCTGTCGCATAAGCCATGATAATATTCCTCTGACCTGATATTCGGGGGTCAGAATGACGATTCTTCTGGTGGCTGTGACATGGCGGGTCTCAACAGAAAAGACTGTCGAACCCCACCAATGTTCAGCGATTAAGAAATCGTCAGAGTAGTTCCAAATCGGATGGTTGTAATGGGCGCCACCGTTAACATGATAGTCGATGTAATTGTTAACGATGGTAAAATGTCCGTCTGGGACAGTGCCGCCAACACTCGTGGGGACAAAAGTGTAAGCCACGATGGGCCGGCCGAACGACAACCAATGATGCATATCGACGTGATAATCAACATCAATCATAGCAATCATGTGGTTTTCGGTGACAGGATCATCACGAGCTTTGTGCACTATGTCCTTCGCCATGTAGACCTGATGAAAACCATCACAGTCCTCACCATCGCGAGATGATGTAGACACGACGAACGGCTTGAAGCCAGAGCTAGTTATCCACCTCTTGATAGAATTTGAGGCAGACGTGCGCTCAGCGGCCGAC